TGTTGTCTATTGTTCAACATGAGTGTATGATGTACCTATTAGGAGATGCTTATGCCGATACCAAAGCCTAGCTCTGGTGAAAGCGAATCTGATTTTATGGCAAGATGCACAGGTGATAGCACCATGCTTGCCGAATACTCACAGCGTGACCAGCGGGTTGCAGTCTGTCTGAGCAGTTACCGCGAGGGCGGGAAAGAGGAGACTGTGATGGATGAAGCCCTAGTTGAAGATTTCACTGATGATTTTGATGATGAGATGAAGTCAGAGACGCTTGATGTTCAAGCAGAGCTAAAGGCTTACAACGGCGATGATGAAGAAGAAAAGGGCGTATTTTCTGGATACGGCTCTATCTTTGGCAACAAAGACCTCGGTAACGATGTCATGGTGCAGGGTGCATTTGCCAAGTCAATCGCAAGTAAGGGTCCAAAGGGCGTTAAGCTCCTTTATCAACATGACGCAAAAGAGCCTATCGGTGTATTTGATGAAATCATTGAAGATAAAAAAGGTCTGCGTGTAAAAGGCCGCTTGGCTATGGGTACACAAAAAGGCCGTGAAGTTTATGAGCTAATGAAGATGGGAGCCATTGATGGCCTCTCCATTGGCTACAGGGTTTCTCCAAAGGGTGCAATGTACGATGAGCGTGGGAAAAAGCGTATGCTCAAAGAGGTTGACCTTATGGAGATTAGTGCCGTTACCTTCCCAATGAATACCAGAGCGAGAGTTCAGGCGGTCAAAGGGGAACAACGGACGGTTCGTGAATGGGAAGAAACCATGCGGGATGCTTGCGGTCTTTCAAGAAGCGAATCAAAGGTAGCGGCAAACGCCGTGTTCAAGGCTTTAGACCAGCGTGAGGTTGGCGATGAGCAAAAAGATGTCATTGATTCAATGGCAAAACTCACCAAAATCCTAAAAGGAGACTGATGATGTCTGACGATATCAAAAACGCAGTCGAGGGTATTGCGGTAGCTTTTGAAGAATTCAAGGCTACTAACGATGCTCGTTTGACTGACATTGAAAAGAAGGGTTCGTCTGACCCGCTGGTTGAAGAAAAGCTCAAGAATATTGAAGCTGACCTAGACCGCTTTGAGGACATTAACCAAAAGCTCACACTTGCCCAGCAACAGCAAAAGCAAGTTGAAGAAAAGATGAATGACTTTGAGGCACTTTTGAAGCGTCCTGAAGCTGGTCTTACAACTGAGCAAGTAGACACAAAGACAGTGATGTTTGATAAGTGGCTACGCAAGGGCAAAGAAAACATGGAGCTTGACGAAATCAAAGCTCTTACAGTCAGTGACGATACCGCCGCTGGTTTCTTGGCTCCGCCAGAGTATGTTCGTGAATTGATTAAGACACTTACTGAAATTTCATCAATGCGGTCAATCGCTCGCGTTCGTGCAACTTCACAGAAGTCTGTCCAAATCCCATCACGCACAGCAACATTCTCTGCACAGTGGGTAGCTGAAACAGCAACTCGCGCTGAGACAACTGGATACACTACCCAGCTTGAAGAAATCCCAACACATGAGCTTTATGCTTTGGTTGATATTTCTGAGCAAGAGCTTGAGGATTCAGTCTTTAATCTTGAGGCAGAAATGCAACAGGAATTTGCAGACCAGTTTGCGAAAGCAGAAGGTAATGCAATGATTGTTGGTGATGCTGTCGGCAAGCCTGAAGGCATTATCACAAACTCAAGCGTTGGCACAACTAATTCAGGAGCATCCGCCGCCCTAACAGGTGATGGCCTCATTGATTTGGTTCATGCAGTTAAGTCGCCATACGGCACTAACGGAACATTCATCTTCAACCGTACTACTCTGGCGGCTATTCGTAGCTTAAAGGATACGGCTGGTCAGTATGTGTTCCAAGCTGGCATGATGCTAACTGCTGGTGTACCGAATACTATCTTGGGCTACCCATACGTTGAAATGCCAGACATGGCTGACGTAGGTGCTGGTTCTAAGTCAGTAGCATTTGGTGATTTCTCACGCGGATACATGGTCGTTGACCGTGTTGCTCTTAGCGTTCTACGCGACCCATTCACACAGGCAACTAGCGGCAATGTCCGTTATGTAGCTCGTCGTCGTGTTGGTGGTCAGGTGGTTCTGCCAGAAGCTCTCCGTATCCAAGTAACTTCAGCTTAAGGAGGGGTAAATGTACGACCTTTCAAACTCAATAAGCCCAGCCGTATCCATCATTTCGGCTGTCCGCACTGCGGCGGTCAATGGTGGTGGGGTTGACCTACAAGGCTATGAATCAGCAACCGTTCTTGTTGATGTTGGTGCAGAGGGCGACACGCTCTCAGGTTCAGTTTATTTTGAGGTTTCATTAGAGGAATCTGATGACAACTCAACATTCACTGATGTTGCACAAGCTGGCATCGTTGATGGAACTATCGCCGCTGGCGGTATTTTCTTGAAGCTGGACGGAACTGCTGGTGGCGACCCAGATACAACTGGTGCTATCTTCCGTGTAGGTTATGTCGGCGGTAAGCGTTATATCCGTGTTGTTCTTGCTAAAACAGGTTCACATTCAAACGGAACACCGATTGGTGCTATGGTCATTAAAGGCCATGCTCGTCATACTGGTGATAACGCCTTCACACCACACAACGCTTAAACAATATTGGGGGCAGGGGTAACTCTGCCTCCTAACCATTATGAGGGGAACATATGTCTGTTAAAATTTTGCAAACTGTAAGAGCAATTTCTGATGAGCGTGGTGTCCAACCTCTAGCAACATATAAAGCTGGCGATACATTCCCAACTGATGAGCCTTGGCAACGTGCCATTGCTGACAATTTAATAAGGGGTGGTCTGGCAGAAGAAGCAAAAGTGGTATCACCTAGCGAAACAAAGGCTATTGAGCCTGAGAGAGCCAGAAACGCCGATGGCACTTTAATTGGTGATGATAAAAGCACCCCAGATACAAATGAGGCTTGGGTAGGTGGTAAAGCCCCCAAGAAAAGCGGTAGACCTAAAACTAGCGGATAGACCGTATTGGAGGCCAAATGAGCCGTGGTATAACCAGTGCGTTAAACACCGTATTTTCATCAAGTACAATAAGACCGTTTGTAGCGGTTGACCTAGATTTTTCTGGCGGCAACGTGACTGTCTGGACAGGTCTGGGAAATATTACGTTTGCAAGCACCACATTCGTTGGCACTGGTGAAATCCTTGGCGTATCTCCCATTACAGAGAATGGCTCAGTGCAAGCCAATGGATTAGATGTAAGTTTTAATGGTTTAGATTCAGCCCTAGTATCAACCGCCCTTACAGATAACTATCAAGGCAGAAGCGCAAAGGTGTATCTTGGCACAATGACTGACGCTTATGCGGTTGTTGCAGACCCATATCTTTTATTTAGTGGTCGTATGGATACCATGAATATATCAGATGATGGAGAAAGAGCTAACATAACTGTCTCATGTGAAAGCCGTTTGGTTGATTTGAACAGGCCAAAGGTCAGGCGTTATACACAGGTTGACCAGCAAACAGAGTTTTCAGGAGATAAGGGGTTAGATTTTATATCCAGCCTTCAAGAGAAATCCATTAGATGGAGTGCTAAGTAATGGGTTTCTTCAAAAGTTTTTTCAAGGCGATAACAAATCCTAAAACTCTAATACAAGCGGCAATAATGTTTGCTGTTGGTGGTCCTGTTTTGGGATTAAGTGCTTTGGCTTCTGTTGCGGTATATGCCGCCGCATCTGCCGCGCTTACAGCATTGTCACCTGTACCAGAAATGCCCAGCCTTGGGGGTTATGGTGATTATGTAAGTGAAGCATCTTCTCGTACCCAAATGATTAAACAGCCAGCGCAACCAAGAAGGGTTGCATATGGTAAGGTTCGTGTATCGGGTGTTCTTTCATATATAAGCACAACTGATTCAGATAGTGTTTTGCATTTAGTTATTTCATTGGTCACACATGAAATAAATAGGTTTGTAAGTTTTAGAATTGATGAATCAAATTTAACAATGCAGGGCAATCAAGTTTCTGGACCCTCAAGGTTCAAAGACGGAAGCACAAAGCTGGTCGAAATAAATTCTCATAATGGCTCAGACACACAAGCCGCTGATACAAGATTGACGCAAAGGGTTAAAGAATGGACAACAGCCCATAGATTGCGCGGCATTGCGTATATGTATGCACAGCTAAAGTTTAATTCTGATGCGTTTCCACAGGGCTTGCCCAATATATCAGCGGTCATTGAGGGGAAAAAAGTCTATGACCCGCGCACATCTACAACAGCATATTCAAACAATGCGGCTCTTTGCATAAGGGATTATCTAACCGACACAAGATATGGATTGGCTTGTAGCGCATCAGAGATTGATGACACATCGTTTATTGCGGCGGCAAATGTATGCGATGAGAATGTAACACTTGCGGCTGGCGGAACACAGAAACGCTATACTTTGAATGGCACGTTTCAAACAAACGGCGCACCAAAAAAGATTATTGAAAATATGCTTACCTCATGTGGCGGCATATTGACTTACACAAACGGCAAGTTCCGTTTATTGGTGGCAGAATACAGAAGCCCATCAATAACTCTTACCCAAGATGATTTTCATGGTCCAATACAATTAGCCGCAACACAAAGCCAAATGGAAAACTACAATTCAATCAAAGGGGTTTATTCTCCTGAATCAAATGGCTTTGTGGCAACTGATTACCCGCCTATTACTTCAACTACCTTTGTATCAGAGGATAATGGGGAAACACGGTATCTCGATTATGATTTGCCATATACAACAAACTCACCCCGCGCACAGCGTTTGGCTAAGATAATACTTTATAGAAATAGGCAACAGGTGGTTTTGCAATGCCAACTTTCTATGAAGGGATTTAATTTAGCTGTTGGTGATACTTGTTATGTTACGCTTCCAAGGTACGGATTTTCCAATAAAGTTTTTGAGGTGGCAGAGTGGAACATTGCTGTTGTGGGCGGTCAAGATTTAGGGGTTGATGTTACGCTTAGAGAGACAAACAGTGCAGTATATGATTGGAACGCTGATGAAACAGATTTCCAAGAAGATAACTCAACGCTCCCTGACCCATTTGTTATTCCCGCGCCAATCGTTACAGCCACAGATATTGTGCAGACATTCCAACAAGGCGCAATTACAACGCTTCAGGTTAATGTTAGTTCTCCAAGTGTTTATGCCAATCAATTTGAGGTAGAGGCTAGGAAGGTTGGTGATACAACATTTACCGCCTTGGGTACGCAAAAAGGAAATATCTATGAATTGGTCAATGTTCAAGATGCTACGACATATGATATTCGCGCTAGGTCAATAAGCACATTTCAAACACGTTCACCATATACGACCATCCAACATACCGTGGCTGGCAAGGGAACAACGCTCCCATCTAACGTATCAGACTTCACATTAGATTATTTGGGTCCAAACGCTTTGCTTACATGGACACCAGTAACAGACCAAGATTTATCGCACTATGTAATTCGTCATCAAGCCGTTACAAGCGGGGGTTCGTTCTCAAATGGCATAACCCTAGCCCAGAAGGTATCAAGGCCAGCAAACAGCGTTATAGTGCCAGCATTGGAAGGCACATATTTTTGCGTGGCGGTAGATAAATATGGCAATAATTCAGGCACAGCCGCCCAAGCCATAGGAATTATTGACCAAGCACCCATTGCCGCTAACTTCAAACAGATTGCATCAAATACAGAAAGCCCCGCGTTTAATGGTGTAAAGACCAATGTAATCAAGCCATCTGATGAAGATGTGTTAATTCTTAGCACAACCATTCTATTTGATAGTGGGCAAGGCTTATTTGATGATGCTGATGGTTTATTTGATGGTGGTCCTGATGGCGTGGTTTCAAATACAGGGTTCTATGACTTTGATTCAGTCATTGATTTGACAGCGAAGCAAACAGCTAGAATTTCATTTAACATAACAATAACCCGCAGACAGTACGATGCTATCAAACCAGCGTCACAAGGCACTACAGATGCCCAGCTTCTTGTAGCCACCACAGATGATGACCCAACAAGCGGTTCAGCTACATTTACATCGTTTTCAAGGGTTGTGGCGGGTGACTATACAGCCAGAGGGTTTAAGTTTAGACTTGAGATGTCCACAATAGACATTGATGATACGCCTGTTGTTTCAGCATTGACCGTTAATCTGTCTTTGGAAAAGCGCACAGAATCAGAAGGCAACATATCAAGCGGAACATCAGCAAGCGGGAAGGCAGTAACTTTCCCCAATGCGTTTGGCTCAATAGATGGTATAAGTATCGCGGGGCAAAATATGAACTCTGGTGAGTTTTATCAAATCACCAATAAAACAGCCACAGGGTTTACCATTGTATTTAAGGAAAGCAACGGCACTGTTGTTGATAGAACATTTGATTATACCGCGCAGGGTCACGGCAGAGTTACATAGGAGTTATTATGGCACAGCATGATTATAACATAGCCAATCAAACATTCCCCGCCACCAGAACAGACATAAATGATGTGTTAGATGCCATTGTTTCATTGAACTCTGGAGCCAACCAACCATCAACTCCCTATGCTTATCAGCTATGGTATGATACAAATACAGATATATTGAAGATAAGGGATTCATCAAACGGCGTATGGCTTGACCTTTTCACATTTGACCAGACGTTAAATACCGTGACAGCGGTAGCTGGTGCAGAAGACCCTACAGCGACAGCGATAGCTTTAGGATAATGTCATAGGAGATTAAAATGGCAGATGACGCAATAGTATCAACCTCAGTCACAGCGTTGCCTGATGAAATAGCTCAAACATTTTCTGGCAGTATGAGCGTTGCCCCAGCGGATGCTAATGATAAGTGGTATTATAAGCTGACATTGATTCAAACAACTGAGGCAGATTTGATTGCTGGTTATTTCTTGGATTACACAGCGGTTGACCAAGACACCGCCCCAACAGCTATAACCACATCTGATAAGGTAAAGTTCTTGTTTATCCAGAACCAATCTACTTCAGATGGCATTTATCTAACATTAGATGGTGGCGCGGCTTCACACACAGCGGCAGATGGCATTTTTGTTGGACCCAGCCAAACATTCACACTTAGATGCCCGAATACAACGGTTGGCAACCTACACGCCATTTCAGCGGATGAGGCTGGAACTGGAAGTGCAACGGTAACAGCAATAGTAGCGGCATTGATTGACGATGTAGCATAAGGGGCGGGGCATGGCTAATACCTTCAAAAACAAGGTATTCAACGGCTCTAACACAGCCGCTAATACTGATATGACGGTCTATACAGTACCCGCTTCCACGACAACTGTTGTCATTGGTCTAACAATAGCCAATACAGGCTTATCGCAGATAACGGTGGATATTAAGCTGTTTGCGGCAAATACGGTTTTCTTAGCTAAAGATATTCCGTTACCCGCTGGCGGTTCATTTGAATATATGGCTGGCAACAAGATTATTATGGAAGCCGCCCATAGTTTGATTGTGCAGTCAAATACAGCCAATAGCCTAGATACCGTTGCGAGTATAATGGAGATTACCTAATGCCATATGTAGGAAATCCGCCAGCCGTTAATTTTGCTGATGTGCCAGCTATTCAAGAGTTTAATGGCACAGGGTCACTAACAACATTCACATTGAACAGGACGGTTGCTTCTCCTCAGTCGATTCTTGTCTCAGTGGATGGCGTTATACAGAACGCGGATGACAGCTATACAGTGCCAGATGGGGTAACGCTCACATTTACAGCCGCCCCATCTTCAGGAACATCTAACATCTTTGTGAATTATTTGGGTCTAGTTGCTGGTTCTGTTGTCCCCGCTGATGGCACAATTACTCAAAATATGTTCGCCGCTGGCTTGGTATTGGGCGGCGGCTCTTATAAGGGTGATACAGGCGGCGGTGTAGCTGACATTATCAGGGTGCATGAAAAGCAACTCGATACCAATGTAACCATAGACGCTAATACGAATGGGTTATGTGCGGGTCCATTGACTTTGGCTACTGGCGTGACAATTACCGTGTCCACAGGCGCAACGATGGTGATAGCATGAGTACATTAAAAGCAGATACAATCGTTGCATCAGATGGCTCTAGTCCTGTGACGTTGACGAAGCAAACAACTGTTAAAGCACATGGCGTATTTGATATGAGCAATAATAGTATTCCTGACTCTTTCAATATTGCTAGTTTCACAGACAGAGCAACAGGCTGTTTATATGGAAATTATGTAAATAGTATGAGCAGTGCATCACATACTGTAACAGGCAGTAGTAGTCCAGTACAAGAAGGAGCTATGGGAACTAATAACTATAATAGATATGTTATTGCTAGTTCAGACACTGCAAGTAGATACTCTGAAAATACAAGAGATGTAGATGGCAACACCCAACAAAATGACCCATATATTGCGGCAGTATCACACGGAGACTTAGCATGAGTGAGTTAATTACAGACAAACTCACAGGCAAGACCACCGCTGGTGACATCACAGTGACCTCTGAAGGCGGTGCGGCAACGCAAAGTTTGCAGCAGGGGTTAATCAAATCTTGGATTAACTTCAATGGGCAAAATACGGTGGCAGTTCGTCAGAGTTTCAATGCGACTTCATTAACAGATAATGGGGAAGGGAGATATCAATACGCATATGTCAGCCTTATGTCATACAGCAACTATGCACCTACGACAGATGCACAATGGGATGAAAATCAGGACGCTAATGGGTGTTGGTCTTGCATTGATAAAGCGGGCAGTGCAGTCACGACTGCACAGTTAAGAATTAAGGCAATGATTGAATACAACAACTCCGTTGATGTAAGGATGGCTACAGCGCAAGTATCTGGGAGTCTCGCATAATGGCTGGAAAAATCATAGCAGACCAGATTGAACACAGCACCGCAGGTTCTCTGGATACAAGTTACGTTGTTAATGGTAGCAGTAAGGCGTGGATAAATTTTAATGGTACTGGCACTGTAGCAACTCGTGACAGCTTAAATAACAGTAGTCTAACAGATGGTGGTACGGGAAACTATACGGTTGGTTTTGCCTCATCTTTTTCTAATTCTAACTACGCACCTATTTGTAGTGGGGTTAGTGAATACAATCACGGTAGGGGTCCGACTTTTCAAATTCAAGTAGCCATAGCGGGTGATGGAACATTAATTTCTAAGACAACAAGTCAAATTACACATTATGGAGGAGTTGGTTCATCAGCAAGTTCTGCTGGTCAATCATTTGACCACTTCGGAAACTATGTGGCACATTTAGGAGACCTCGCATAATGACCCAGACACCACAGTTCAAAGGCACACACCTATTCGACAGACTATGCTGGGCAAAAGAAAACCTAGACGGTGTGCAGTCAGACTATCGTGTAGTCTATGAGGACAGCGTTGATGAGTGCGCTAAGATACTTGTGCCTGACCCTAATTGGCTGGCGTGTGCATTGCAGGGCGGTATCCTACCACCAGTGTGGGTGTATCACGAGTTGGCAAAGGATGAAGCACAGCCTGATTTCAAGAAGCACACCAGAGGTTACTTGCTACATAAGACAGAGCCTATGCCAGCTATGACTGAAGAACAGGCCATTGAATACTTAATCATGAAGGATTGCCCACAACACGTTTGGAGAGAGTGGGATAGCGGAAACAAGCCAAAGATGGTAATATGCCGCAAGGAACAGCTACCAAGCACAAGAGAGTGGCGGAACGCTTGGAAGATTACTGATGAACTCGCCACTGATGAAACTGTTGCCGCATAGGAGCGTATTATGACAACAACTTATATAGTCGATAAAGACGGTAATCAGATTGATGCGTCAACTGCTACCGTTCCATCAGACCGCCATTTTCGTGGTGCGTGGTCACTTTCTGGTTCTGTAATCTCAGAGGACATGACCAAAGCAAAAGAAATTTTCAAAGATAAAATTCGTGAAGTTCGCGCACCCCTGCTTGACGCTGAAGATGTTATTTACATGAAAGCCCTAGAAGCTGATGATGCGGATGCAAAGGCGGCATCAGTAACCAAGAAAAACGCATTGCGTGATGCGCCAGCCGATTCAGCAATTAACAGTGCTTCTAATATTACGGCACTCAAGGCGGCTTGGGATACTGACGTGCTAGGTGATAGCCCTTACGCATAATGCGTAGGGGTCATCCCTATTTGGAGAACTAGATGGCACTTAGTAAAATTACAAACGCTGGCATTGGTACTGTTGATGACATCACGTTATCCGGCGGTGTTTACTTGGGCGGCACTGGTTCGGCTAATTATCTGGATGACTATGAGGAGGGGACTTGGACGCCTGACCCTAAATTTGGCGGCGGTAACACAGGTATGACTTTGGCATCTGGTTATTATGGAACATACACAAAAATAGGACGGTTAGTTACAGTAAACTTTAGGCTTGCTTTTTCCAGTCTTGGCAGTTCTACTGGAGACCTTCAAATATATGGTCTTCCATTTACGCCAATTACATCTAGTAATATGGACATAGGCTCATTATACGCTACGAACCTAGATTCAAGTAGCGGATGGCGGAGTTATGTCATTATTAGAACAGACTTAAACAACACATTTTTAGAGCCTTTGGAAATGCGTATTGATGCCGGTGGGGAAAGTAAATTTTCTAATACGGAAATTCTTACAACTGGTGGTATGGCTGGAACTATAACCTACGAAACATCATAACCTGATTGGACATCAGGTCGGACAGTCCAACCATCACAGGAGATAAACGATGGCACTAACAGAAGAAACAGTACAAGACAAAATTGAAATCGTAGGCGACTACAAGCACGTTCAAGTTCGTACCGCAACGGTAATCAAGCGTGATGGCGTTGAGATTAGCCGTAGCTTTTCACGGCACGTTGTAGCACCTGACGCTGACATCACTGGCGAAAGCACAGAGGTGCAAGCTATTTGTGCAGCAATACATACACAAGCCGTGAAGGATGCGTATGCAGCACATCTGGCGGCACAAGAAACTCCATAAGGAAGAACAATGCCATACATAGGTAAATCCCCGAACTTTGGTGTAAGAAATCGTTTCGTCTATCAAGCAACGGCGGGGCAAACCTCTTTTAGTGGCAGTGATTCAGATAGCAAATCATTAAGCTACACAGACACTCTATATATGGATGTCTACCAAAACGGTGTACTTCTCAAGCCAGTATCAGATTATGCCTCCACGACAGGCACATCTGTGGTGCTTGTTACAGGCGCGTCACTCAACGATGTGGTTGAGATGGTAGTCTACGATGTATTCGCGGTTGGCAACGCCTACAGCAAGACAGAGAGCGATACACGCTACCCATTCAAGGGCAATGACAGCATCATCCGTTTGAATGGGCAGACCATCAGCGCAGACATCACGATTGACAGCGATGAGAATGGTGTATCGGCTGGTCCTATTACACAGTCCGCCACTGTCACTGTTAATGGATATTGGAGTATCGTATGACCAGCGTATTGAATGTAGATAGCATTGCGGCAAAGGATGGTACGTCACCTGTTGGGTTGACGAAGCAGAGTGCGGCGAAGGCTTGGG